CAACTCCAGCCAAAGACCCTTCAGCAAAAGTTACGGAACCGTTTTCGACACGCACAGTTGGTAAAGTTGCTCCATCCGCAAAAATATCTACGGTTTCTCCTTCGAGATGATCTAATCCAGTGATAGTTAAAACAGCTACGCCCCAAGCATTTGCAGCTAAAGCCATAGCTGAAAAATCTTCGATAACTTTTATTGTTACTTGGGTTGCACTGGTGTATGCTGTGATCTCCGCGCGGCCTCTAAGAGCACCTAATTGGTGGATAAATTTACCCACATCAGTTGCAGCAAAAGTTGAAGCCCCCGCAGTCACAGTTACACTCGACCCTGTAATAGCCGATAAAGTTAATGTCGTGGCTTTTGTGCCGTTGTATGTCAAGCCAGAATCAACGTAGAAGCATTCCTCATCAGTATTCTCTAGCGTCAAATCAATTGTTTCGATAAAGCGTTTTGTTACGCCATTGACGGTTCGCTTTACTGCTAGATATATGGTGTCAACTGAGTTTGGCGTAGGTAAAATAGTTAAGCTTTCAAACTCTCCGTTTGTGGTTTGACGGCTCCAAGCAAAAACTTGCTGCTCTTCCTCATAAGTTAAAGACGCTAACTGCCCATCAATTCGATCCGCTAATAACATTGATACTGGGTTCTGCAAATATTCTATTTGTCTAATTCCAGTTCCAGTTATTTGTCGAGATCTAATCGTGGCGTTGCTTGCACTATATTTATCTTGGGCTACACTAAATCCCAGTGACCTAATTTTGGTTAAACCTCTTTCAATGTAAAAAGGGGATTCCCCTACAAATGCGGGCTGTATTGGTGAACTTCCAAAGCGACTTTGAGGTTTAATGTCCGCGTCTTTGTTTGAAATGGCAGACCCTGTTGTGGAAGATCTCACCCTAAAAATAGTGTTTGATGTTCCTACGAAAAGCACTTGATCGGAAACTAACCATTCAATGCCATCCTGATTTCCTGAATTTGCAGTAATGTCAAAAGCTGCGGTAACATCTATCGGTGAAGTTTCAAAATTTTCAAAATCCCCATTGCTAACACTTAGCCAAATTTTATTTGGTTCTGAAGTTGTGCCAGCTAAAACTAAACGAGCTTCGTGCATGGTAATTGCTTTTGGGAATCCTCGAACGGAGCTAAAACTGCCTTCGTTCCAGTATTGAGTATCTGAATTGTGTAACGCGGCTGGTACAGCTTCAAACATGACAATAGCTGTCACCTGTGTTGAGCTTGTGAAAGCTGTCACTTTCACATAGGCTACGTGAGACGCCGCAGAATCGGATGCAAGTTTCCAATAAGACCCAACATGCCCCGATTGAAACGGTGTGTGTCCTCCCGTCGCTGTCATTGTAACGCTGCCGCCTTCTGAAAAAGTGCCGCTTATTTTTAGTTTATCCGTACTGACAATGTTTTGAGCCATGAACGGGCCTTTAATAAACTCAACGTCTGCGATGTCCCAAGATAGATTGCTTAGGCGTACTAATTTTTGAGGCCAGTGAGCGCCATCTACAAGATAGATAACGTCATTCTTTTGCGCTTTTTTTAAGCTAAAAAGATTCGCTTCTGGATACGGCGTAGTGATTTGATAAACGCGCTGGGCAGTCCCCCCAGAAATATAAGCACCGTAAGAGGTAGTGTTTATGCCAGAAAGTTGGTAGGTGTTTGTAGTGGCCCCAGCAACCGTAACTTCTTTCCCGTTCAGTTCAGTCATGCCAAGTATTGCCCCGAGATCGAGCACGTCACCATCAGAATACCCGTGAGCGGCTGAAGTAACCACAGCTGGGTTAGCGTTGCTTATAGCGGTAATAGTCTTTGCAGCTTCTACAAGACGGGATTTATTGGTAAAAAATCGTAACTTATTGTTTGCAAATTCTAAAGCGTAGGTCTGCTCGGTATTATATTGAAACGGGATCAATCGCGATTTTGTTGAATCACTAAAAGCAGGCGCGACTAAGCGCGAACCTTTGCGCCTAAAAGCTCCCCCTTCAGGTAATACGATAAAATTTTCTGCAAGTTTTACGCCCGATGAAAGCGGTGGATAATCAATGCGACCGTCAATGAAATCACTAAGTTCTCCTGCGGTGAAATTTGTCTGTAATGTTGAAACCCTAATTCCCTTAGACATAGTTTCCTAAGAATCCTATTGAACCCCTATCGCGAGAGGCTTCCCATTGACTATCATCTTGGTATGTTTGCTGTTTTTCTTGGGAGTCATTTGTTTGAGCGTCCATTTTTAGCTTTTCGTACTTTGCTAAAAACCCATCCGCTAACTCTTGGTTGCCCGTTATCTTATACCCACGAACTGCTGCTAATTTTAAAGCAAAAGTTTCAACAAAAGTTGCATCGAATTGGTTAGGGTCTGTAACTTTACCAATATACCGGATGCGTACTGATGATAGGTTGGTATAAAGGTAGCCAGCTTCTAAGCTGTAAGCTATTCTCGTATCCGTGACAATGTTTAAAAACCGTAAAAGTTCTGGGTTGGTGGGTAAAATGTATCTGTAAGAGAAGTCCGCAGCGGTATAAGACCCATCCGCGTTTAAATCTTTTCTAAATGTGGCAAATTTCCAATCGAAGTCTCGCAAAACTTCTTTTAAGGTCTGGTCGTAAGCTTCACGAATAGCTGAACCTTTAACGCTCTGATCCGAATCCAAATCAATTATGGGATCCTGTCCAAGATGACCTAACGTTTTATTTGCGATATCTGTTTTAGAAATGGCCATAAGGGATTGTTTATTGAAATTTAAAACTGGTTCGGCGATATGAGGATTACAACCGAACCAGCCCTACCTGTTTTTTACGCAGGTATTCTGTCTTACTTCATAGTGTAAAGGATTTCGATAACTACGTCACCGTCAGCAGTGCCAATAGTGTTGCCAGTTAAAACAATGTCCAAATTGTGATTTGGGTCAGATGCTAAACCTGCAAGTTCCCAAAGTTGTTTAAAACGGTTTTCAATGGCTGGTTTTGAAAAACCGTCAAGAACTTTAGAAGCTGTGGCTAAAGTCTGTCCATCCATTAAGCAATCTTTGACAATAGTCGCGCCGCCTTTGCTTATTGGATAAGCCACACCTAGATCATAGTCTGTGCCACCAGTGATAGCGTCACATAAAACTTTGATGTCTTTGATAACCGCGTTAGAAGGTAATCTCGCCATGCGAAACTCATTAGTGTCCGCATCAGCTGCTAAAATAGCAACTTGGCCGCGAATATGTTTAATGTCCGCGCCGTTGTTATTAGACGAAGGCATTACTGGTGGAACTGAATCTAAACCAGTTACGTTAATGCTGTCTGATCTTACAAATCCCATATAGATTTCTCCAAAAAATTAAGTTAAAAAATTATTATTCAGTGCAAGCAATTTCTACAACTTCTTTATCTTCAACGCGGGTAGCACCCATGTCGATTTTGATGTAGCCTACTGTCGCAAATGATTTGCTCGCGTCTTTACCAACTTCAGTCACCATATCTTTGTTAATGGCAAGCCCTAAAGCGTTTTGAGTGTACGCGTAGCACAATCTTTCTGAAGAGGCGTTAGTTAAAAGTTTTTGCGAACGGATAAATTTGAAACCTAAGAAAGTGTCAATTTTTCCTTCAGCCAAAGCTTTCACAGTGTTGTAGTCTGCGTTTTTAATTTCAGTTGTGTTGAAAAGATTGGTCAATTGTTTTGAAGACAAAACGATGTGTCTTGCGATTTCTTCGTCCACGTCTGCACCATCAAGAATCTCTTTGGTAGTCAACAATTTTGTCAAAGTCATACCTGCTGAAGAAGATACAATTTTTTGAGCAGACGGTAACGCGACTGGAGTTGTGCCATCTTTACCTTCGTAAGCTGAACCGCCAAGTGCGCTGATGATAATTTCATCTTTTTTACGCATTGCCGCATATTTCAAAGCTTCCATGTAGTTAGGTTGCAAAGTTACTAACGCTCTTGCTTGGTCGTAGTCATCAACCAAAACGCCTTGGTGGAAAGATGTCGGAACAACTTTACGTTTAGAGTGTTGAGGGTCTGCAATCGGGGTCGGAGAAAATCTTTGAGTTTTTTCTTGAAGTTCTAATGCGCCCAATTTGTTGAAATAAAATTCTTCAGCTGAAACGCCTATTTTTCTTTGAACAGTCCCGTCTAAGCGTGAATTTTTTTGTTGAACTGCGTGGATAATGTCATCAGAAAACTGCTTAATGTGCACCTGATTTTGTGTGTCTAAAGCCATATAATAATACCTTAAAAAATTTTAAAAAATAACAAAAAATAATAGAGAAATTTTAATGTAATCACATTCGATTATATTAGATATTTTTCGATTTTCTCATCGCTACCCTTCTAATTTTTTATGGACTGATGCCAGCTACCCACGCAATTAGCGGACAATTCTAAATCAAATTAATAATTCTTGCGAAACAACTACTCTTTCCCGTCTGCTGCCAAATAAAGGTTTGCCATGTCAGCTCTCGCTGCTTGGTCGCCTTTATGGTAAGGATGTTCTGGGTTGTTTCTAATTTCGCGGATTTTTGCAGTAGCTTGTTCTGGTGTCAAGTTATTTTTTTCACTGCCTTGTTTTTGCAAAGACGTTTCTCCAATTTTGCTGTAAATGCTAGACATCATCTTAGTAATGCTGGTCTTAACACCCACAGGCAAATTTGAAACTTCTTTTTTTAACTCTGGTGTGGCAAAAAGTTCAAAAGCTTTGTGTGCGTTTGTGATATTTTCGTCAAAATTAGCACCCCATTCTTTTTTTAAAGAATCTTCGGCGCTTTTTAATTCGGTAGCCTCAGCCGCTTTTCCGGCTTCAGCTAGTTCGCTTTCCGCGCCTAAAAATTCATTTATCAATTCTTGAAATTGGGCTGGCGGAATTTGAAGAGCGGCTGCTTTTGCAGAAACTCTATCAAAAATTTCCGGTGTGACAGCAGGCTTACCTTCTTCTGCATTGTATTTGTAAGCATCAGCTTCATAAACCGTTTTAGCTTCTTCTCCGATAATCGGGGTAGCTTTTGACCCAAGCATTTTTTCTAAGTGCAAATGGCTTTTTACTAAGTCATCGATGCTTTTATAATTTTGAATGGATTTATTTGCACGATATTCTTCGGCTAATGCTTCGCGCCAATTTGAAGCCGCGCCACTAGTGCTTTGCGGCGATTCAACACTGGCAGGGTTTCCCAAGTTTTGGCTATTATTTTCTGGTGTGGCAGCTACTGCTGGCGCGGTGCCACCGTTTTCAATTTCTGTGCTCATATCCTTTAATGTTTTTATTGTTAATCAAGCGGATCAATCTCTTCTTCATCAACCGAAGTCTGAAGTTGATCCGAATCGGCAGCTTTGTTTTTATGAGTGATTACTATCTCATGGTCAACTAACCGCTGAATTTCTAAATAAGCATCTCGTTTTGCTGCTCTAAACGCCATGATAAGTGGATCCGTGTCAAAAGAGTTTAAATCTTTACCACAAAGTTCACCAATAAATTGCAAAACTTTTTTACCGTCTGGGGTGCCAAAAACTTCCTTAAATGCAATTAATTGTTCTTTTCTGTTTTTGAAAATTGGTTTTATCATTACTGTCCGAGCCCCGCTTTTTTAGCTGTTGAAGCTCCTTCTACAAAAGCCGCTGCATCTTCTTTAGCTTGAGCAGCTTCTTGAGCTTGTAATTTCTGTTCACGAATTTGTGCAACTTTTTCGTCGTCATTGATTAGCTTGGGATCAAGACCCAAAATTCTAAATTTTTTACGTACTACTTGGTCAATGTCAATCAAATCCGCTGCTTGTGGATAAACTCCGATAACAGCCATAACGTCGGCTAACCAAGTGTTTATTGACGATAGCTCTGCTTGTTGCTGCGCTTGAGTTACTGGACTCTGATATGTTATTCTAAGCGCTGGCCCAGCTTTTAGTTCGTCTGGCATTTCTGGAAAAACCGCGTCAGATAAAAGCTCAAACGTGTTATTACCTTCAGCATCTGTTGAAATGATATTAAAAGATTTTCTAAAAAGAATATCAAAAGTTCTTGATAGCATTGACTCCAAGCCTTCTGACAAAAGACGACCAAGCATCGGCGCCATAATTCTTAATTTTTGCATCTCGATTAACTGAACCTGTCCAAGTGTGGCGCGCGGGTCTGCTAAAGTTTTAGTTCTATCCAAAAAGAAAGTGCGCTGAATATTTGCTTCTTTTCTTTGAATCATTTCAAGCGTCACTGGAATATTTCCAACAGTCTGAATTGGCTCAATACCTTTACCACCCGTAATCGGATTTACTTTAAGCATATTAAGCGCACCGGCTGAAAGATTAATTCTCCCAAGCACCATGTCATGAACCACTTGCAAAGGCGGCTTTAGATATTTTTCGGTTGCTCGCATTACGTCGCGAGACATTTGGTTCAATTGCAACACGTCTGGTAACGCAATCATGCCTTGAGACCGACCGTAGACCTCGCCTTCTGTAACTTCCCAACGTCCTACTGCGATTGGTGGAGTGTACGCCCCGCCTTCTTGAATGATTACTTTATGTTTGCAATCAACAAAAATACTGGCAATTGGCAAATTTTCTGGTGTAAGTTTTTCTTTGTCCCGATCTTTTCTTGGGAACGTGTGCCACTCAAAATCAAATTCTTCAAACGGTTTTTTTTCAGCGCTTTCTCTAATTTTTTCTGATAGTGCGTCGCCCCATTTTTCGACTGCTGCGCGGGCTGTCATCTTAAAAGTAAGAATGACCATATCTATCAAGCCAAACTCGTTTTCAGCCACGTAAAGATTCTTTACGTTACGTGCCATGTAAACTAAATCTGAATCTTTTGCTGCGTCAGTTTGAAGCCCTGCTGCACCAAAAACTACTTGGTCTAAATACCATTCTTGAAGAGCCTCTGTGAGACGAGCTTTTGGGTGATACATCTTAGAAAACATAATGTCACGGGCTTCTGAAAGCCATTTAGAAACATTAGTTTTCGCGTTCAAATCCGGGTCAACTGTTTCGATTCCGAACCATTTCGACGTTGGATTCGTAAGAATACCATGCAATAAAATTGAAAGTTCTTGTGCATCTGCAATTGGCGAGCTTTCAAACACCCTCGCCATCTGGTTTTGACCCTTAGATTTTGTCTCTATAATGTCAGATTTTCTTGGTAAAAGATAAGACGCGCATTGTTGCCACAATGTTTCAAAATTGCTTCGATTAGCTTTTATTTGCTGGGTACGTCTTAAAAGATCAGCGGCTGTTAGTGGTCTTTGTGCCATTGTTAAGCTCCAAGAATTGATCGTTGAGTGCCTGCTGCCGCAGTAGTAGAAGATCCAATTAATGATTTATTGAATAAATTAGCATCAGTGCTTCCGCCAAAAATTGTTTGTTTTCTGGCTTTTTCTTTTTGAGCGCGTACAGACTCATTGGCTATTAAAAGGTTTTCGGTAATAGCCCTTGCGTCTTTTTGTGCTCCTGCCATTTGTTTAGCCGCGCTTCTTTCAGCTTCTTTATTCAATTGCTTAATTCCTTCATACCCAATGTAGGTTGAAGTAAGAGCTAGTTTTTCTGGGTTCTCTTTTACAGCCCTAACCGTGCCTTCTAACACATCGCTGATTGGTCTAAGTGGATTTGATTTGCCCATAGTTTGAAAGATTTTAAGTTAATCAAAGTAATCCGCAGTTAATTGAAGTGGCTGTAAATTGTCAAGCTGAGTTTTCATTCGAGAAAAATGCACGGCTAAATACCTTGCAGCATCTGCGGCATGTGATGCCCAATTATGTAATGGTTTTGCCCCCCTATCGTTTTTCTTTTCATCAAATTTCGATGCGTAAGCTTCCAAAGCCGCGATCAAATCTTTACAACTTTCTTCGTCAAAAACCAATCTTGGAAACAATGCCCTTAAAGCATTAATGCCATCTTGCACTGGGGTTTTTGCCACAATATCAAAGTTAATTCCAAGTTTTTTAGCCGTTTCATACGTTGACTCGCCCGTGGCAAAAACACCATTTGCTAAATCGTGAGGCCCGTTGTGGCTTGAGTACATATAGGGCTTTGCTTTACACACTCTTGCGTAGTGTTCCATTCCTTTTTTACTGTTTTGGTAATAGTCGATAATGCGAACTTCAGACCCAAATTTTGGGACTTGCGTAAAAATTATTGAAGTAGTGTCTGAATATCCAATATCCCAAATTGTTTGCACTGGCAAATTTGGATCATGCGGTACTCTACAAATTCTACCTTCTTTTCTCGCAGCTGCGAGTTGTTCGCCGTAATAAGCTTCGTCAATCGGAGCTTCAAAAGAGCAATAATATTCTTGCTCGAATAGAGCTAAAGACTTGCCTTCAGATATGTGCCGCGTTTTCAGCTCTTGCAAATCTTCTTCAGTAAAAACTTGCCCTTTAGTGTCATTTGCCGTCAAAAGCGACGCATGCCACTTCGGGTTTGTTTTCGCCATTTCATAAAGCCTGTACGCGTGATTTTTCCCCTTTGGCGTAAAGTTCACGAGTAAAAACCCTTTGGTCGCTAGCAACATTGGCTCTATCAAGTCGATAAGCGATGGTCGCTGTTCTGCATACTCTGACACAATTGCGCCTTTAATCCCTGCGCCGCGAAGTGCGTCTGGGTCGTCGCCTCCGATAATTTGATAGACCGACCCATTGACCAGTTTAATTTTCATTTCTTGGTCGTTTTTAGACGTAATAAGCTGTTGTGGTATGTGATCTAAATATTTGCGACCGTCCACTGTGGATTCGTCCCAAATTGCTTTTTTTCCCTGCTTGTATGTGGGGAAAATGTGCCAATAAGTGCCGGGTTTTTCTACAGCTTCCGAAATAAGCCAATTTAAATCAAAAAGGTCTTTTCCCGTGCGTCGATGCCACACCTGAACAACTCGTTTTATGCCTGCTTCAAGCGCTGCCCAAGTCGACATTTGATAATTTCGAGGTTTCCAGTTGTATGGCACTGTGATTTTAGGCATTTTCTATCTCACCTTTAATTGTATGGGCATTAATCGGGTCAGTGAACATTTGTCTGGTCACTGAAAAAGTAAGTTCCCCAGAAAGTTCTTGTTTTTCTCGCCAATCAAAATCGTTTTTGAGAACTAATGCTACGCCACCCGTATTTGGGCGACCATCGATTAATCGGCTTGATAAATATGATTCAATTCTGGTTTTTGCCGCTGAAATTATTGGGCCATAAACTGGTTTTTCTTCCCAAGCGTTTAACATTTTACGGCTCATATTAAGGTGTAAGGCTAAACTAGCTGTTGAAGGCTCTATTCGTTTATTGGGATCCGCGTGTTCTACTTCTTGAAAATATAAATCAATTTTTTCTACTAACTCGACTGGATTGGCAAACTCTGGCTGGTTAAAATTTGAGCTTAATTTTTGATTGAGCGGGTCAAATTTTTTGTAATCAGTTCGCACTGGCGTAGGTTCTCGTTTAAGTAGATCTGCTAAAATATTGTTAGCTTTTTCTACAACTTGCCGAGAAGGTTTTAAGGGTTCGTTTTCTAAAAGCTCAAAAGAATCCAAAGGCGCTAATAAATCGTCGTCTAAATATAACATAGGTTAAAGTTTTATGATTTTTTTTAAAAATTTTTTGAATTTTCTTTAAAAAAAAAAATTTGTCAATCAATAACTGTGTACAGATTATAGCCGTTGTGGCGGGTACACTGTTGGAACGTTTGCGCGCGCACGCGCCGCCGCCGCAATTTACGCCCCCCACCCCCTTTTTCAGCCGTTGCGGAGCCTACAGCCTAGCGGTTTTACGAACCCTACACCCCCTAAGCGGCGGGCGCTGCGTTATTGGGGAGCCTACAGCCTAGCGGATTCACGAACCTTACGCCCCCTAAGGGGCTGTCAAAGTGTAATGTGTGTAATGTGTGTAATGAGTGCCAGTTTTTAGCACGCCTTACGCCTTTGGGGCTTAGAGCGCGTAAGCGGCGGGAGCGGTGATAACTATTATCACAAAAAAGCGACTCGATACAGTCCGCGCCTTTGCGGTTGTAGGCGCGGGGGGGAAGTGTAACGCGTGTGGTAGCAGTTTCAAAAACTTTTAACTTTCTACAGTATAGGTATACCGTTTATAGAACTCTTGGTGAACTAGTAATAAACAACTAACATATGTTTTTATAAGTATTTAATGCAATTTGTCGCGTAAATACATTACAGACCTAGCACTTGATGCAGTTAAAGCTGGCGAAAGCTGTTGTAATTCCTGATTTTAGCTGCTAGTGAACTCATTACAAAATCGAACCATAACGGCAGCAAAAGTTTTATAAATTTTGAAAACAATTAAAGTTTTTTTTAGTATCTTAAAAAATAAATAAAAAAAACTATTGACATGTTAAAACCAGTACACAATACTGGTTTTACATTCAAAATTACAAACCTTAAAAAATAAATAAAAAAAAACTGTTGACATGTTAAAACTATTACACAATACTGATTTTACATTCAAAATCACAAACCTTAAAAAACTTTAATCTTAAAAATAACGGGGAGAAATGATAAAAGAAATTAACACTATTCAGAAATTTGAGAAACTAAATTCAACTTTCGATTTAGGGCTTGAGATTTTGGAATTAAAAATTGAAAAAAGCAAACACGATTTGGGCGGGGCTTTCCACATACGAACCAAAGCGCGAATTTGCGGCGGGTTTGAGATTTTATATTCTTTCGAAAATTTAGACCAACTGATTTTATTTTTAGAGCGGCAAATTGAAAGGTTTAGAAAATTGTTCCTAGGAGGAGAGTATTATTGGTGAGCTTCAATTTTTAAAACTTTTAACAATTAAAACAATCTTAAAAAAGCCTTACTAGTACCCCCGCACCGCGCGGGGTTACGATGAAGGGCTTTTCTCTTCAAACAATAACAAAAAAAACTTTAAACTATGTCAAAACATCAAATTAAAGCTAACGCTTTTCTCATTAAAACGGGCGCTACTTTCGAGACTAAATTTATTAAAAATGATTTTCATTTTGCCGGTGATAAAACCACGCGGGATATTTACGAAATAACGCTTGCGCGCGGCCGCCGCAAGATGAGTTTTAAATTTGGGCAGTCACTTAACAAATCAACTATTGGTGAAGCCCCAACAGTTTACGACGTGTTGGCGTGTTTGACAAAGCATAACGTTGGGACGCTCGAAGATTTTTGCAGCGAATATGGCTACAATACGGATAGCAAGTTTGCAGAACAAATTTATTTAGCTTGTAAAAAAGAGTTTGAAGACTTGCAAAGACTTTGGACAGACTCGGAAATTGAAGAGCTTAGAGAAATTAATTGATTAAACATTTTAGCATTTAAACTTAAAAAACAACTAAATCAGGGGTAAGAAATGAAAATCTTAACGAATCCACTAAAAAGACACCTCGAAGAAAAAAAACGTTTCAACCGCGTTTTAGATCAAAATTTTGACGATTTAAACCCACCGGATAAAAACTGGATATTTGCCGCGGGGTTGGTTTTAATAATTGCTTGCGGGGCTTGCCTTTTGGCTGTTGCTTTAGCTTTGGACTCACAAGCCAGCAAGTTTGACAAGAAACTAGAGCAGCAAGAATTTTATAAAATAATTAAAAGCACTTACAAAATTTAAAATAGGAACGGTAAAAATGAAAAATAAAATACTTAATAATACGTTGGTCGCCCTAAAACAAGAATATGAAGTTAATTTATTGAAGGCTAAAGAAGCTTTTGAAAACGGGACACTTTTGAAATTGGAAATTGAGATTGATGAGGATCCAATCAACCCGCGAGATTTTGACAACGTTGGGGTGATAATTTGCAAACATAAAAAATATTTTTTAGGAGATCAAGCGCCATTCTCAATCAAAGACTGTGGAAGTTGGGTGGAAGCGCGCGAAAAAATAGAAAGCCAGCACGCGGGGGAAGAGCTACTAATTTTGCCCGTATATATGATGGATCATAGCGGGCTATGCCTTTCAACAAAACCTTTCAGTTGCCCTTGGGACAGCGGGCAAATAGGTTTTATTTATGCTAAAAAAGGCGAGGAGGGTTTGACAGACCAAGAGTTGCAAAATCTATTAGAACATGAAATCAAAAGTTACTCAAAATATATTGCCGGAGACGTGTACCAATGGAGTGTAATTAATACAATTTCAGGCAAATGTTTGGACAGTTGCGCGGGCTTTTTAGATTACAACGAAGCACAAAAAGACGGGGAAGCCGCCTTAAAATCATTTATTGATTAGACCATCTTAAATAACCGCCAGCAGTGACGCCGCTGGCGGTTAAAAGAGCTGGTTTAATCAGTTCGTCTCAACATTAAAAAACTTTAAAAATAAAAAAAATATGTCAATTTACACAAAAAAGAAAACGCACAAGAGCATTCGAGAACTTAGCCACGCTTGGGCGTACGCGAACCAAGGCGAGGGTGGAACCGCTGCCCGCGGCAGTTACCACTACACGGGCGGCGAGCTTTTCAGCTATCGAGAATTGATAGCGAAAAAAATCAAGTCAAAAAAAGGCGCTGAAGCTTGCCTTTTTAACGATGCAAAATACTCAAACACGACAACAAAGCATCAGTACCTCGCCCGAATGGCGTTTAGCGGGGTGGCAATCGTAGGGCTTTGGTGCGGGCATGGCTGCCGTTCTGATGGTTTTGGAAACCCATTTACAACCCAAAACATTATTAAAAGTTACGTTTCCAAATTGGAATTTGAGTTCCAAAATTTAGCGAAAGCAAAAAAGGAAAATACAAGAGGGGACTACAAATTAGAAATTGTGGCAATTTCAAACAATTTAAAACGCCTGATTGAGTACGATTTAATAAAGAAAGCAGACTTACCACTTCAGCTAAAAAAGCTTTTAAAAATTGAAATTAACCCGGCAGGGCTTGAAATTTTAGAGAAAGCGGCGGCCAAAGACTTAAAGAAAAAACTCAAAGCTAAAAAAGCCAAAATCTTATCTGAAATTGAAGATTTTAGAACTTTTAAAAAAAGTTGGCTTTCTCAAGACGCAAAAAGCTTTAATAAGAATGGTGACCTCATAAGATACAACTCAAAAGAAAATACTATAGAAACCAGCCAAGGCGTAACAGTGCCAATTTTAGAAGCGCTTCTACTTTATAAAGTGGCTAAATCTCACTCTATTAAAAATTTTGAGGCTAACTATTCAAATAAAATGTTATTGGATGGTAAATTTAAGGTGGATCAAATTGACGCTAAAGGCAATGCTAGGGTTGGTTGCCATTTTTTTAATTTTGCAGAAATTGAGCGTTGCTACAAAGAAGAATATCTAAAACTAAAGGGCAGTGATTAGACCATCTTAAATAACCGCCAGCAGTGACGCCGCTGGCGGTTAAAAGAGCTGGTTTAATCAGTTCGTCTCAACATTAAAAAACTTTAAAAAACTTTAAAAAAAATATGGATACTAAAAAAAGGATAGACCAGATTTTAAAAGATCATGGCGCGAGCCTTGAAAGGCAAATTTTGCAAGGTTACACTCGCGGAATTTTTTTAGGCTTTTTTTGCTGGCGTGCCAGTGAAAACGGGCTTGAAATTGAATTATTAAATTAAACTAAAAAAAAGGAAATAAAATGAATATAAAAGGGCGAATCTCACTGGCCAAATACGTTTCAGTAAGGCCAGAAGTTTTAAAAATGGCGGAAAAATTAACGGGTGAATTACACGTCAATTTTTCGCAACTTATCACTCGTTTAATTGTAGAGGCGCACTCAAAACGCTATCCGCAAATCAAAGACGAAACGCCAGAAGAAGTTTTAGATCCGCTGGCCTAGGTTTATGGATTACGAAACTCAACTTCTATCCTATGCACGGCGAACGCTCGCGGAATTGTACGCGTTCGCCGTGCAGCATGATAACCAGCCACTAAAAACCCAACTCGCGGAACTGCTGGCCTTTGCTCCAGACGATCAATTAAAAGACATTGCCAAGCGTTTAAACTATCAAAACAACCCTCAAGAATTTATTTCTGAAAGCCATGAGGCTTGGCGGATAAGTGATTTTAACCCCTCCAAAACTGCCCCCAAAAAACCAGCGAGTAAAAGCCCCTCAAAAGCCGCCCCAAAATTAACATTCCTCCGGAAAAATTTCAGGTAATTAAAAAAAAGATATTGACTTGATAGAAGCTCGCGTCTCATAATGTTGCATTCTGTTTTTTCTAAAATCTAAAAACTAAGCCAAACAATGCAAAAAACTAAGTCAAAATACATGGGGCTTTTAGAGGCCTCAAAATACATGGGCAATTTACACCCCGTCTATTTGCGCGAACTCGCGCGAACTGGCGGAATCCCAGCCGTTAAATTCTCAACTGCACCAAAAGCACAATGGTATTTTTTGCCAGAAGACATCGATAGATGGGCAAAAACCAATGGGCAAATCGCGAGACTTAATTCCTTAACTAAAAAATCTAAATAATGCAAAACATTAAATTGCTGAAAGTAGCCCAAAACTATATAGATTTTGGTTTTACGATAATCCCGCTAAAAGGTAAAATACCGACCCAAAGCAACTGGCAAAAAACCATGTGGCAACCACAACTCGATGAAAGTTGCAAAAGCTGCGAGTCCCTCGGGTTTTTGATACCCGACGACATCGTGGTGATTGATATCGACAATCACACAGAAGAAAAAAAAGGATGGACAGCTTTAGACCATTTGACCAAAGAGTATGACTACGATTTCGTGGCTAATGCGGGGGTTATTGTAGAGACCGCAAACGGCGGGCTGCATCTTTATTATAAAAATTCGCTTAAAGAAGCTAAAATCATTAACGGATTTGCAGATTTAAAATACGAAGGGCTGGAATTCAAAGGCAAAGGTCGCCAAGTGCTTATCCCAGAATCCACTTTACCAAATGGCAACCGATACTATTTTGACATCGTTAGAAACGATTTTAACCAGATTAAAAACTTGCCTGAAAATCTTTTAATGGATATAATCCGCCCCAAAGGTAATTTAAAAGATGAGCAAATTACCAGTAACGCTACAGACAGCCCGATAGATGTCTCAAGATTTCAAAAATATTTAGCAAACCAACAAATGGTGCGTAGCGGCAATAGAAATAACACGCTCTACGTGATGTCTGCGCATGCTAAAAATCTAGGATTATCACCAAAAACAATGGCTAAACCCCTTCTTGAATGGAATAATAAAAACGTTTTCCCGCCAGTAGAAGCAAAAGAGCTGGCAGAAATTATTACCAACGCTTATCACTATTCGGCAAGCGGTGCTGGCGTCTTAAGCGTCAATTCAATTTTTAATGAAAACGCAGCCGTTGAAAACGTAGTAAGTCTTTCGCCTAAAGAAGCCAAGGCGCAACTCGCAGAATTAGATGAATTTAAAGATTGGCGGCAAACGTTAATTATGTCCGGTGGCAAGATCTCCCGTGCCAATTTTGGCACAAGAAATACTGAAATTTTTTTGGAAAATTTAGAAGAACTTCGCGGTAAGCTGGCATTAAACCAGTTCACTTCCGACACGGTGTGGCGCGAGCTGCCAACGTGGATTCATAAGGTAGATATTGAAGCCCGACAACTGACGCCGAACGAGGTCGTAATCACTGACGACGACGTAATCCGGATTCGCGATATTCTAAATAATTACGGATTTGACCCTAGCGGCGGGCAGATTATTGAAGCTGCGAGAAATGTTTCTTTGAAGCGACCATTTCACCCAGTAAAAGAGATATTGGAATCACTGCCTAAATGGGATGGGAAAAATAGATTAGAAAGATTTTTTCCCGATTTATGTGGTACACAAGACTCAATCTACACGCGCGAAGTTGGCAAAAAAATTTTTGTGGCTGTAGTTTCAAGAATATATAAACCCGGATGTAAATTTGACTATCTACCGATTTTTGTAGGCGAACAAGGCATTGGTAAGTCCACTTTAATTAAGCTGATGGCTTTAAAACCCGCTTGGTTTTCAGACTCGTTGGGCGATATTGAAAATAAAGATGTGATATTGCAAATGCGATCAAAATTGATTATTGAGAATGGCGAACTCACAATGTTCAACAAAAAAGAAATCAATAGTCAAAAAGCTTTCTTGTCCCGTTCTACAGATAGGGCAAGACTGCCGTATGACCGCTTGCCGCGTGATTTGCCGCGTCAGTGCCTTATAATCTCGTCAACAAATGAAAGTAAATTTTTAGTAGATGAAACTGGAGCGCGCAGGATGTGGCCAATTGAAATGAGGGCGATCAAGCTTAAAGAAGTGGCGAGCCAAATACCGCAGCTGTACGCAGAAGCTTTAGTTTTGTATGCAAGAGGCGAAGAAATTTTCTTGGATAATAAAGAAGCAGCTCTTCAAGCGGAAACAGAACAAGCCTCGCGGTATAAAAATGACGAGTGGCAAGATAAAATCGCCGAATGGCTCCACGCGTCTAAATTAGAATTTGTACGCATATCGGATATTTGGGGTAAGTGCTTTGGATTTGACATTCGCTATTTAGACCCAAAAGCCCAAAAAAGGATTGGCGCTATTTTACGAGTTTTGAAATGGACAGTTTCAAGCCGCAGAGTCGATGGAGTACCAACCCACGGCTACGTTAGACCAATCTTAACTTTAACTTTAGAAAATTTATGAAACTTTGTAAGAAAACGCTAGAATTGATTTTGATCTTTATTTTTTGGATGAGCTTTTGTGTCGCCGTTTGGAAAATCCGAAGTGCGATTGAAGACCGAAAACCTACAGTTAAAGGCTCTCGCCCAATAAGCGAAGACACCATCTACTATTTTGACGGCGCCGAAGAAAAAATTTAAAATATTTTTATTTTTGCTATTGACAATAGAGTTTAATGATGCAGGATGTTGCACAGAAAACATCTTCAACTAATGTTTTTAAGGTGAGTTTGGTTGGGTTGGAAATTTTCCACATCTATTTAGAAAAAACAGAAAATAATTCTGACCCACCAAACTCACTAAAATATTTTTAGATAGTTAGTTAAGGCGTTAAGATAAGTTTTACACTGCCCTAACTAACTTTCGGAAAATATTTTTCCGCCGAGTGTTGTTTTTTATTAAAGTATTTTTCAACACTCGGTTTTTAATTCAGTCAGCCTGACTAAAGAAGAAGGCGCGAGTCTCGTTAGAGACAAACTTAACGCAAGTTGTGCGAAGCCAGAACATTTGGTTTATTACGTCGTTTAGGCGTGTTCTGGCTTCGTTTTAATCTCTTTCCAAGTCAGATTAACCGCAGCCCCATTGTAAATTGGGAAAAACTTTTTGAAGAGTTTGTTTAGCAAAGAGTTAGTCTGGCGTGGTAAGCTATTATTTTAACACACATTTAACACTGAAAACGTTTTAAAACATGGAAATCATTTTTAACAGAGACAGAAACAGATATGAGTTACAATGCTCTTTTGAAGAAAGAGACCAAGCCAAAACTTTAGGCTTCAAATGGTGTCCAGAATTTAATGTGTGGTTTGCTCGCGACGGGTATGCGGCTTGGAAAGCTTATTTGAAGATGGATGCTTCGCATTTACAAATACCAGAATTAGAAAAATATTCTCGCAACCTTAAACTTTCTTACTCAACCTCTTTTGGGATTTTTGAAAAAAAATATTTGAAAGATTTTCAAAACGCTGGGGTAGAAGAAATGCTTTGCCGCAAAGGTTTTAATTTACTGGCCGACGAACAAGGCTTGGGCAAAACAATCCAAGTTTTAGAATTTGCAAAATTTGTGATTAAAGAATTTGTGATTAAAGGGAGTCAAAACCCTATTAAAGTTTTAATAATCTCACCATCCTCGCTTAAAATAAATTGGCAACGCGAAGCTAAAAAATTTGATTCAGAAGATATTTTTAAAATTGAAATCTTAAGAGGCACTAAAGCTAAAATAGAAAATCCCGACACAAACTTGGTAATTGTGAATTATGATCTTTTAAGTTCAGGAATTGTATTTGACCAGCTTGAAAAATATAATGCAGACTTAGTTTTAGGCGACGAAATCCATTTAACTAAAAGCCCTAACGCCGCACGGACTAAGCGGACTTTTTCAATTGCAAAAAAGGCTAAAAAATTCATCGCAATTTCGGGTACACCGATTCCAAATCGCCCAATAGAAATTTTCCCGCTGCTAAAAACTTTTTGCCCAGAAGCCCTTGGGCATTACGCAGATCAACGCCGCTTCGAGTACCATTTCTGCGCTGGGTTCCAAGATAAATGGGGTTTTAACAATTCCGGTGCGTCAAATCTTGAGGAGCTTGGCGAAAGATTACGCGCGACGTGCATGATCCGCAGGCTTAAAAAAGACGTGCTTGGCAATAACAAAATGCCACCACAAATTTTAGCTTTTGAAGCGGATGCCACCACTATGGCGTTGACCCTGAAAGAACACGAATTGGCTGCAGAATTTTTGAAAAAAAATAAAGAGATACCCAACATCGGCGAGATCGCAGAAATTCGACAAGAGCTGGCAATGCGTAAATTACCACTCGCAATTCAGTTTATAAAAGATTTGCTTTTATGTAATAATAAAGTGGTAGTTTTTGCACACCATCGCGCAGTTATTGCGGAGCTTTTGTCAAACTTTGCTGAAAATTCAGTAGCTATTATGGGCGGGTTGTCTGAAAAACAGAAACAAAACGCAGTAGATTGTTTTCAAAACGACCCATCGATTCAAGTTTTCATTGGGCAAATACAGGCTGCGGGTGTGGGGATAACTTTGACCGCCGCGAGCCAAGTGGTTTTTGTGGAAAGCGCGTGGTCACCCGGAGATATTGACCAGTGTGTTGATCGTTGCGATCGCATCGGGCAAACTAAATGGGTACAAGCTCGGTTTTTAGTAATCGAGGAAAGCTTAGAGGAGCATATGTTGAAAGTTGCTTTCGACAAGGCAAAAAATATTAACAAAATAATGGGGTAAAAAATGTTTAAAATTCTAAAATTCCATGTCATACACCTTCAACTATGCTGGATACGAGCTGGCTTTGAAGCAAAAAATGGGTACCCGCCAAGCCGATTACACCTTTCAGCTGATATTTTTGATTTTATGTACGGTTTCATAATTTTAAAAGGTTATCGCGGGGACAACAATTTTGAAAATACTTACGAAAAAGTGTTTGGAGTGCCAAGTCTTTCGCGAAGCAACGGAATCAAATTTGCTCGTTATGAGTAATTTGTGTTTTTACTAAACTTAAAAAAAAAAAAAAAAAAAAAAAAAAAAAAAAAATAAAAACCATTTTTACATATTTCAAATTTTTTCAATAAAACAAAAAAAAACATTTCTATTGTATTTTTA